CCGCCGTTATCCCGGATTGTCTCGATGCGGGAAACAGGATCGGGTGCTTCAATTGCTGAACTCCTCTGTGTTTTCTTTTTTTCCGGTACCGCCTGCAGCCAGGCGGTTTGCCGGATATAGAGGCTCAGGTCTTCGTAGACCCCTTCGTAAAATTTGACCAGTCACCGAGTTCCTTCATGACCTGTTCCGCGATGAATCCGATCTTGGTATCCATGTAGCAGGCCTTGAATTGCTCGTATCCCTCCAGCTCCCGGTACTTGAAATTGTTGAAACTGACGGTGACGGAAGCCAGAAACTCGGCGCTTTCCTCAAGGGTTGTATCAGCCTTATTTTTTCCCTTGCGCTGGAAGCGCTCCAACGTCGCCCGGTTGCGGGCGGACTGGGCTTTCGCAAACGCCTTTGTGCCCGGACCATTCACGGTGATACTCATAGGATTACCGTTTTCATCCAAAAGCGGCTCATCGTCCGCGCCGCGCAAGTCAATGGTGGTCGTTTCGTTTACTGCCAGTTTGCTAATATCAAACATGCTTTTTCCTTTCGCGGGGTTAAAAATGCCCGTGCCAGGCCCATCTCCCCGCGAAGGGCAGACGGGCCAGGCCGGTGCTCGGTTAGGCGTTAAACAACGCCGACAATGATGATGGTGTAACTGACCGAACTGCTGCCCGCACTGTTGGCGATCTTCAGCAGATCCGCCGTGGTGGCGGTCACATCGTAGCCGTTCGCATCAGGCGCAATGAATGCCACGGTGCCGCCGGGCTTCACCTTGACTACGTCCGTCACGTCGCCGAAGAACGCCGAGGCCTGCGCGGAGGCAGCGCCACCCACCAGCACATCGTTGACGTTGGCGGCATCGGCCTTGATGATGAGTGCCTTGATTTTGTCGAACGTTATGGTGGCGCCGAACGCATCAACCAGCGATCCAGCAAGATCGAGGTTTTCGTTTGCGGACGCGGCGAGCGTGCGCGTGTCGGTGAAAAGCGCGTTTGCCTGGTTTGCGCCCGTTCCGTTTTCCAGCACATAGCTGGACCCCCATTGCGCCCGGTAGTCGCCGCTGCCAATATCGAGCGTGCTGGTGAGCGTCGCGTCCAGGTTCACCGCAACCTTTCCTGAAAATTTCGATGCCATGGTCTTCCCCTATGTGTTAACGCGAATCAGATCAGGCCGCCAGGTCTTCGACCACGCCCACGCCAGAGGATGAGCTCGTCAGTTCGAGGTTGACGCTGGCGCTGGTAATGGCATCGACAGTGCTAAGCCCGACCTTGAAGTTCATGACCTGCGCCTGGAAGTAGTACTTGTCGCCGTTTTGTGTGGTGACCATAAAGCTGTAGTCGTTGTCGGAAAGCGCGGCCGCCTTCACCAGGATCTGACCAGCATCGTCGGTATCCAAAGCCAGCTTCAAAGCCATCGTGCCTTCGTTGAAGGAACCTTTCTTCTTGACTGTTCCGCGCGATCCGATGGGGTTATGCGTGATCAGCGCATATTCCCGACCGAATTCACCCAGGTCGGTGATTTCACCGATATTGGTAAAGCTGAGGGCGCCATAGCCGGCGGCATCAAAGGTAGCGGGGGTAGAAGCGGAGATTTTCAGCGTCGACCCTGCGGATGAGCGTGTTGACATGGTTTCTTCCTTTCAAAGTAAAGCCCGCAGAGACGGGCAAAAAAAACCGGCCTTCGAATATCGAGAGGCCGGGGGGTGGGGGCAATCAAGCGCAGCTTAAATTGCGATATCGGGCGCGTCTTCCTTGGTATGGATGTCTACCGAAAATAGCATTGCTGCCATGCCTCGCGGCTTTTCTCCCTCGCCGTGAATGCCCGTATCCGTCCCGACAATAATCGCGTCTTTCGCCAGGCCACCGATGGTCGGATCATTGGCGATGGCTATTCTTACTTCCTTTGCGATGCTGTCGAGCAGATCGTCCAGGTCATCATTCATCTTCGCGAGGGCGTTAATGCTTAGCGTGATTCGATTGCGCACTCGGCGCGGATACCCCATCGTGAGATATTCGTTTTCCTCGTTCGGCGTGGCAAGCAACAGGCAGGGCAATTCCTCGTCTTCGACGGGATCGACCCTTCCCTTGAATACCCGTGAGCCGGTTAGGTTGAGTCCGGTCAGCAGTGTTACAGCAGCTGCGCGCAGCTGTGTTTTTACGTGGTCCGCCATTATTTTCTTCCCAGAAGTTCGAGTTGCCGCGCGAATTCCTTTTCGAATTGCGTCGCACCCACTTGCTTGACGGCATCCATTACCGCCTTGTTTCTCACTGCTGTCGGCAGGCTGATGCTGCGCAGACTAACGATGGGGTCTTTGTACGCTTGCGTCCCTCCGCGGGCTTTCGGTGCGCCGGGTACGCTTTCGCGCATGAACACCCCGCGATAGCCGGACTTGGTCGTGGCGATGAATGCGTGCTTCACCAGGCGGCGGCTGCCGGCTACCTTTACCCGTACGCTGGTGCCGCCACCTGTCTTGCGCTTCGTCCTGCCTGGCACGTTCCACGGCTTGACCGCGCGCGCTGAGAATTCGATCAGGCCGATAGTGCTGCCTGAAATTTTGACCGTAGCGCGCGGCGTCACCTGGTTGGCATGCGCCTTGGTAATTTTTGTTGCCTGGTTGATTGCGCTCAGCTTGATGTTATAAACCTTGCGGATCTCGCGGCCGACTTCCGTTTTTACTTTGCTGGCTGCCAGATTCAGGGCGCGAATTGTCGCCTTGGTCTTGATATTCGATCTCAGCGTGACCTGATCGGCCAAAACCTTGTTTACGTTTGAGCGGACATCAATCCGCATTATTGTTTCTCCAGCCTCAGCAACGTAACGCCAGTTCCATCTGGCTCGACGCTTGTTACCTTGTATGCCACATCTGCACGGATCAGGATGTCGCCACGCCGGGCAGATAAGACGTCCATGGATCGGCAGGTGAATATCGGCTGACTACCTTGAATCCCCTGACCCTCGAAATACGCGTTATCGAAGATGCCCGCGATCGGATTGCCTTTGTACTTTACGTCGTCGGCGAACTCGGTAGGGTCGAAGAAGACATCCAGACCCTCCTCAAAAGACATCGGCTTTTACTCAGTTTGTGCAGACGTCTGCACATTAGGATTACCTGCAGGGGGAACTCCGGCCGGGTCCGAATTGACCTGCAGCATCTCGGCCAGCTGGTGCGTCAGTTCGCCGTCGTAGCCGATCTCTTCACCCTGCTTGAACTGCACCGGCTTGACGATCTCGTAGCCATTTTTTACTTTGCGCAGATTATGGATGCGATCGCGCGCTTGTTCTTTGCTCAGCACCAAAATGCCCGAATGCAGTTGAACGTATGCTGCCGTGACTCTGTATTTCATGTTGCCTCCTGTTGATAGGTTTTTTCATGTCCCTCGGTGAAGACCATGAAAAAACGGACCTCCCTCGATCGGGAAGTCCGAACCAAAACACGATCAGGTCATTGTCACGTAGCAAGCGCGCTGCCAGTATCCATAACCTGCAGTGCGCCATGAGTCGATCCCGAATTGCCAGGCGTCATTGTCGAACTCGAACTCGCTGCCTTCGGCTTTCACCTTGAGCTCGACATCGGTCTCGCTTTGCCGGATCAGTCCCTTGATCGGGCTGTCCGTGCGGAAGATGGCGAAGGACGTGGTCCAGGTGAGACGCGGGTTCATCTGCACGTCGACCTTCATTCCTGCGATGAGGTTGGCGTTGAGGTTCTGCTGCATGGCCGCGGTAGTCACCGCACTGACGGCAGCGGAGGCCACCAGGAACAGCGGCACCGGGACGATCACCATAAACGACTGCGCGTTCTCGTTCATTGGTTCACCGCGGTCATCCTTGAATGACAGGATCTGCGCGATGCCGGCGAGAATGCTTTGCTGCATTTCCTCGACCGAGGGTGTGGCTGCGCTCGCGCCATGTACCGCGGCGGGCAAGGCGGAGATATCGACGCTGATGTTATTGCTCTGCGTACCGGAATCGCCTTCCGAGTGATCGGTATCGAAATAGTACTGGCCGTCGTAGCAGACAGTGCTGGGCGCATTGATGAGCAGAGTGGAAAGCAGGCTGGCCCAGTGCGTGATGGCGCGGTCGGCAAACTCATTGACGCGAGCGACGATTTGCCCCGTCTTGTCCCGCCGGGCGTCGCGCACCGCAATCTCGAGCGTGGCTTCATAATGCCGATTCGTCAGTATCAGCGAATTAGCGGCTAAACCTTTGCCCTGGCGGCCTCCAATCCATTCGCGCATGGCAGGGGACTGTCCCAGGAAAGCGTAGGTTTCGCTGGTCTGGTCTGAGCCGAACATGTTTGACACGGCGTCCACCCATGCCAGGCCAGGATTGGTTTCCAGACGAGCGTAATAGATGCCGATGACCGCCCGGCTGGAGAGTATGCTTTGATCCATGATTTTCGTTCCTTATAAGAAATTGTCGAGTTGCTGGGGTGACTGAATCTCTGCTCGCCGCTTTAGGATGTGAAGGCTTCGAACGCGACCACGCCGACGCCGGCAGAGACAAACCGGACAACTTTCCCGATCTTGGTATTGGAGGTCGCCGTGAGGGTGAAGGTGTTGTCGTCGGAGGCGTAGACGGCTGCGCCGATATTGGTTATGGCCAGGCTTCCGATCGGGAGCTGGATCAGGCCGTGAGTGACAACGCGCACGTTTATCGCAGCCGCGGCACCCGCGGAATTGTCTGCTTTCGATTCGGCAAACCCGGCAAAACCATCAGCTGCTACCAGGGGACGGGCATGGCCACTGGCAGCAACAATACCCACGGCTGCGCCTTCATAAATGATGTCGCTTGCAACCATGGGGATATCATTGCGGTTGCCGAGCTCGTAGGCACGAGGCGTATTGGCTGCCAGCGTGGTCATGCCAAACCCTGCTACAAACGGCAGGAGCGAGGTTGCGTCGGCTGCCTGTGGCATCCCGAAAAAAAGCATTGAGCCGACAACAACGGCCGCAAGCGCGATATTGAGAACGTACGATTTCGTGAATTTCATTTTTATTTCCTTTTA